TTAAACTCTACATATAATACAGCAGAATATCCATGATTGCCGTGAGTGTGAGGGCTCATATTATTAGTATTGCCAACATAACGTTGAGCCCACAAGTCTTTTACTTCAATAGAGGTTTGCAAATCATTAGCAAATTGCTGTAACTCATTTGAAATTAAGTCTGTAAACGGAGTTAGATAATTCTTTTCTATAAAATAATCTGTGAAGTGATTCTCGTATTGACACTCAGGATTATCCCAGTTTACAAGCTTGAGCAATTCATATTTTTTTGTAAGATAGTTGGATATTTTTATTTGCCAAAACGGGACCCAAAACGGGTTGTATTGTTTTAAACTCATCTTTCAAAGTTTAGAACATACCGTTTTCCGTCTAAGTAAAATCTTATAGTTGAGTGACTATAAGCATCAACATATTCTTGTTGATTATAAGTTACTTCTTTACAACGTTCAACATATTCATATCCAACAATTCGCCGTTCAGTAGTAGGCTGAGCACCTTCATTGGCACCAATTAAGCCACCAATCACCGCGCCAGCAGCTGCTCCATCATCATTACCTGATACCCCTTTTCCTAGGATACCTCCGATAATCATACCTGCGAGCGCACCACCCGCAGCATTACCTTGTGTTTGAACGTCCTGATATATGGGCTCTTTTACATCAACACATCTCACTTTTGTAACAGGTACAGAAAGTTTAATGTTTTTGGTGTGATGGAACACACGTACATCTTTGACGCGTTCGTTAGACAAGGCAGGAGAAGCAACTGCTAGCGCGGCCGCTATGAGAATAGGTTTCATTATAGATCCTTTCCAGAATACATGCTATTTATGACATCATCTGGTGTATTTTCTACTATCAATTCTTTTAACGATAAAATTTCTTCAATCTCATCGCGGTTGAATGTTTGTTCGATCCATTCAGTTACATCAAATGTGTCGTTCATTACATTACTGCCAGTACAAATAAAATACCAATAACCATGGCACCGGACATAAGGTTTGAAGCAAAATCAATAAGCATGTTTTTCATAGTGTAGTTCCTTTATAATTTATAAGATCAATATATACTGATTCTATTAGAATGTCAACCGTTAAATTCATAATTTTTAACAAATTTTAAAATTAATTCTTGAGAACGATTACGAGCTTCAGCTTCCCACCAAGTTTTATCATATTCAAACTCTGAGCTATCAAGAAGGAAACCCAAATTATCCAGCATATATTGTTTTACGTGAACCAATTCATGAGCCACGGTAGTGTATATTTCTGTTAAGTTTCTATTCCTACAATTAACTAAAATTAGATATTGGCCTGGATTTATATCAACACATAGTCCATTACCTTCAAGTTCATTTTCAGCCTCGACGACAATCATAGTTGGAGTTATATCGAGTTCTTTTACACAAAACTCTACAAACTTTTTAGTAAGTGCAGGATCTAGGTTTCGACTGTGTATTTTCATAGATCTTCGAGGTCACTTAAAAATTGTTTCTTAGGAGTAGTTTTATCCCAGAACTTAAGATCCTTTTGAGCTTCTTTGATTTCTTTGTCTAAGCTTCTAACCATTTCGTCAGTAAGACTCATAATGTTAATACGCAATAGGCGTTCTGCATCGTCACCTTGGATAGGAACTTCAGCTGCATACATTTGGGCAATTACTTGCTTTTTAGTTTGCTGTTTAAATAAGATCCTATCGTTAAGAACTGCTAGAATGAAATCCATTTTGCACTTCAGCCAACGAGCAGTCTCATTAGCTTCTTCTTTACGTCTTTCAATTCTTTGTGATAGAACACTCATGCGATAATCGCAGAAATCTTTAATTAAATCACGCTCGTCTTTATATTCACGAAGCTTGCCAGTATGATCAATAACCGTTAGGTTCTCGCTTAGTGGCTTAGTCAATTTAAACTTACGAATAATACGCTCGTCAGTCCATGCATTAGCAGAAGATAACTTTAATTTAACTTCAAAACGAAAACCGTTTTTATCGCAAAGATCTTCGTATGAAACAATATCGTTATCATCTTCGAGCTTATCAAGTACTTTAACGTATGACTCACGGTCATAACCATATGGGACTTCTGTAATTGTTAATACTGTTTTGCTATTTCTTACAAAAGTACCACGTACTGTATACCTATCCTCGACAGAATCATATGTTACTGTACCAGAAAATTCTGGGAATGACACTGGAAGCCTCGATGTTATAGTACCACCCGACACATATTCACGAACGGCACTAGAAAGTGATTCTAAGGACCGTGGAAGGATATTGGTAGCAAAACCAGTGGCAATACCTTTAGTTCCATTGGCCAATACTAAAGGAAGAACAGGTAAGTAGAAAGCAGGAGGCTCGTGCTCAGGATCACTATGCACTGGTGATAGATCCATATCCTTAACATACTTCTCAAAGTTATTATGCACTCGAGTATAAACGTAACGAGCAGCACCAGCTTCTTGTACTAGACGAGTACCAAAAGAACCTCGGCCTTCGACTAAACAGATATTGTTATTCCACTCAGCAGCCATAAGTTGACCTGCACCTGCAGCACTAGCTTCACCGTGGTTATACCCATAGTCTGAAATAATACCAGCAACAGCTGATACTTTTTTGAAGTCTTTCTTTGAATTGAGTAATGATGAATACAAATAGAAACGTTGTACAGGTTTTAATCCATCGATCATATTAGGAATAGCACGAGACTCAACTGTATACATAGCAAAAGATAGCCATTCGTTTTTGGCTACATGTGATATTGGGTAATCAGTCCCGTCAGTTGTAAATTCAAGTAAGCTCATTTATAGTCTGTTCCATCCGTTTAAATTTTTGATTCTATCCATACTAACACATTTTTTATCTAATGTCAACCCCTATGCAAACATATATTGTTTACGTAAAGAAGAATCTTTTCCAAACATCATTTGAAATATTCCAGCATCGTCGACTGTGACTGTGTCATACTTTGGTTGATTGATAATTTTATCATATTCATCTTCTTGTAAGGATCCTAATCCTTTAATATATCTATGCTTCCAACCAGATTCACTCTTGTGTGCATTCGCGTCCTCGTAGGTATAGAACCACTTGACATCTTTACCTCTCGTTGAAATCATGATCGGTGTACGAGTAATTTTAACACGTTTTTCTGTTAAAAGCCTTGGCCAGAACTTATAGAAGAAAGCAATGAGCAATGGACTAATGTGACCAATACCATCGTGGTCAGCATCAGTTAAAGTAGCAACACTTTGATATGTCATGTCGTCAACAGAGTTTGGATTATTAATATCCAATCCAAGAATTGCTACGAGCTCAGACAATTCCTTGTTCTTAAGTACATCAGCTGGTTTCATATCCCAGGTATTCATGATTACACCACGAAGAGGAAATGCACCAACCTTATTAGGATCACGTACCTTTAATAGGAAACCCATAGCCGAGTCACCTTCGACAATTTTCAATGTAGCATCATCTTTGTTAGCAGAGATATGTTTTGCTACTTTAACTTTACGCAATTTCTTTTGAGCAAGTGTAGCGGCACGTTTGTCTGCAGCAATTTTCTTTGCTAACTGAGCCTCGATAATTGGATCAATAATAGAAGGTGTATTAATAATTTTACGAGCAAACCAATCAGCATCATGGATACCTGCTTCAATAGCATGTTCTTTGACGTTACCCATAGGATTTGTCAGGCGTTCTTTTGTTTGAGAGTCAAACTTTGGATTGATAAAATTACGAGCAAACATAACAAAGGTAAGGCCGTTTTTAATCGTCGACTTAACGACTTCAATCTTATGCTTACGCTTAATCATAACGACAAGCTCATCTACAATTGAATTCATAATGAAATCAACATAAGATCCACCTTGGCGAGTATTTACACCATTAACATATGAGTTGGTACGAAACCCATCTTCAGACGTAGTAATAAAGAATGATAGGTTATCTGTTTTTTCGACGATAGCTTCTTCGCCAAACAATTCAGAATATTTTTTAAGATTGTTTACTTTAATGCGGCGCTTGTTAAATGAGAAAGCAATTTCTGGAAACGCCATTTGAAGACTAATCAAACGATCTTCGACTAAAGAAATAGTATCGTAATCGTTTAGGCTATTACATTCAAACAAATCAAAGTCTGGTACAAATGTAACTTCTGTACCATTTCCAACTTTATCTGAATATTTTTCATTAATTTTTTCAGCACCGTTTTTACACGATACAGTTAACATTTTTCCATTAGACCAGGTTTTACCTGTAAACTTAGATGAAAGAAAGTTTGTAGCTGCGGATCCTACACCGTTTGTACCAATAGTAACTCGGTTATCATCAAAAGATGTACCGGCATTTACTCTAGTCCAAGCAGCAGTAGCACGAGCAATTTTAGTATTTGTAGTCTCGTCGTATACTAACTCTTGAGGAATGCCACGGCCGTTGTCTGTAATGATAATAGAATTGTCCATCTTTACAGATACATCAATTTTATTAGCATATTTAAAATTAGTACGAATAGCCTCGTCAATCGCATTATCTAAGATCTCGTCAATCATTTTAGATAGCGCTGGTACGGACTCAACCATAGCCCATTTACCCATAACAAAACGCTCAATTGGTTCACGAGCGCTCGAGCCTAAGTACATGCCAATCCGTTCTCTAACGTGTTGACGTGCAGTTAAAATTTTAAAATCTTCAGACAAAGAAGTCCTCCTCAAGAATCAGTATAGTTCTAATCTAACACAGTTGAACGATAATGTCAACCGTTAATTAAATACATCATAAACTCGCGTGGTCTATTTGGATTTCTTAGTTCTGAATCGTTTAAAACCATATTGCTAATAGAAGTGTCTTGGAATCTTACTCTGTTTTCATTGATGTAAGGTGTTAAAAATTTATTTCTAAAATTAATAAATTTATCTATGCCATCGTCAGTAGCTCTGAGATGAACTTCTAAAGAAACGTGTTTTACGTTTTTTCTAATAAAGTCAAAATTTTCTTCTGACAACACGTCATATTCTCCACCTTCACAATCAAGTTTAAGGTAGTCTATGTGCTCTATATTATATCGCGCGAGGAAGTCTTTAAAACTTGTAGTCTTAAAATCATCTGTGTAAAACACTCGTTCGGTATGGCTAGAGTCTGACCCTATGGCGTGGCCAATTGGGACAATTCTTTGTTCTGTTTGGTCTACTATATAATCATAGCAGTTTTTAAGCGCTGTTTGCATCAGTTCTTTGTTAGGTTCAATCATATACACTTTAGAAGCTCCAAGATCTAACGCATGGGCTGTAAACATTCCTACACAGGCGCCTACATCCACACATACATCACCAGGCTGTACCTTGTACCACCAATCATAATCCATGCTTTTGAAAAATTCATTATACATGAATAAGACGTTTTTCATACATAAGCTTCCTGTATCCATTTCAACATTCAAAGCTTTCATATTTTTTCTTTGTTCAATTTCTATCATTACATATGTCCTATCCAGTGTGTGCAATCATCGCAAGGGTCGTCGAACATTTTAGTTCGATAATCTTCCTGCATTCGTTTGTACCTTTTATAGTTGGTGAATTATTTATAAATACTATCAAAGCTTCTAGCATATGTCAACAGGAAATATCATGCAAACAAATTATTTTTCTCCCTTATCGTTTGAGGTAGTCATTCAAAGGCTACCAAACACTGAGTTTTTTACTCAGAGATTTTTACTACCTGCGGTGTTTAGTCAGCCAGTTCAAAGGAATACTCCTATCGGTGCAGTATTTGATACTCCAGATAGATTAACATATGGTGAATTTGACTTGGGTTTTATTTTAGATGAAAACATGAACAATTATTTAGAAATATATAATTGGATGAAAGGTATTGGTTTCCCAGAAAATACAGAACAATACCAAGCTGTTGCAGCATCTCAAGCTGGTACTGTTTCAGACATCACGGTTATTCTAAATAATAGTCATAAAAATGCTAATAAAAAAGTGGTGTTTAAGGATTGCTTTCCAATTGGTTTATCCTCAATCAGTTTAGATGTTCGTGGCACCGACATTCAATACCCTGAAGCTACTGCTACATTTAGATACGATTACTTTGACATAGAATAAAGTAGTTGACATAGCTCATAGTTTGTGATAGAATAATAATATGATTCTATTTTTTAAAGGATGTAAAATTGAGCGAAGATATTCATGAATTGTGGGCAGTTGACTGCAAAATCAACGAAACAAATTTGGCCGGTGAGTCAAAGCGTATCCCAGAACTTCACAACAAATACTACACGCTATATTATAAGGAAGTCTTACGAGTAAAAAAGCTCAAGGCTGACTATAAAACGCTTGAGTTCGATAAGCGTGAATATTATGATGGCTCTATGGCTGAAGAAGATCTAAGGGATCGTGGTTGGAAGCCGTATCAGAAAAAAGTACTGCGTAACGAAGTAGATAAATATATTCAAGCAGACAAGGAAGTAATCAATCTCAGTCTTAAAATTGATTATCATATGGAACGAGCTAAGTTCCTAGAAGACATTGTCAAAACCATACATTCAAGAA